CATGATTTTCAAGAATAACCGCTCTATTAAGCACATAATCTTTTAATGTAGAGATCATAACAGCTTTTCCAAATAGGTTTTTGAATAAGTGGATTGCAAGTGTGGGGTGTGCATTTTTCATATCATAATCTAGTATACCTTCTTGGCGAATAAAATCCCTTACAGAATAACCTACATTCTGCATTGATTTTTGACTAGAATATAATCTGCCTTCTCTATTGTCTGCACTTGGATTATATTGAATATCTGCTATGTAGTTATTTCTTTTAGCTTGATTTAAAAATCTCAATATTTTCATACACTCTTCTATTTTGTCCTTGTCCTTTTTAAATTTAGAATTGGCTTTGCTTTCCCGCCAATCTATCATTGATTTCAACTCATCGGGATCACATTTAAGTAGTTTATCAACTGCATCTTTGTTATAGAACTCTTGACAGAACATTTTATATACATACTTTATTTGCAATTTTTTAAATCAATTTTATTAATAATTATATTAAAAAAATTAATTGCTTTTCCACCATTCCGTTTCTCTGGTTGTTCTATCTGATTCTTCATATTCTTTAATTATTGGTTTTCTAGCTTCTGCTGTTTTAACTGTAATAAATCGGGGGCTCGGAGTATCAAAATCTTGCAGACTAGCTAAAAAAATGTGTTGCTTTGTTTTAGAATATAAAACATAATAAAAAATTTCCTCTCCTTGAACTTTGTAAATCTTTACCATCTATATATTTAATTGAAACTTTTTTAAATCAATTAATAAATAATTTAATTCCGAATTAAATGTCCGTATCGCCTTTTAAATAAAACGTGTTTAATTTTGGCGATTGCTTCTACTCTATCACTATTATCTTGTTGTCGTGTAGATATAGCAAGTTTTTTAGCATCGCGAGCAATTTTACAATACTCTGTGCCCTCAATATGATTATTATACCAAGATTTACTAATAATTTTATCACAATATTCACAAGGTTTATATCTACCCGAAGCTAGTTTTTCTCCGTCAGTTAAAGCACGTGGCGCGCTCCTTACTCTCATTCTCGCTTGGCGCTGTTGTGTAGCTACAACTGAATTTTGTTCTACTACATGTTGAACTACTTGCACTATAGTCCTGTTTGTTCCAAAATCTTGTTTAAATCCGTGTAAATCTTTTATATGTTCACAAATTTGAAGATATTTACCTTCTGGAATGTTCTCTGTTAGGTCATCAATAACATTCATAAGTGCACCAATAAGTTTAACAAATTCTTCTGCAGTTTCTTTTGTTTGTTGGCTGATAGTGGGCATTATATAATATACTTAATTGGTTATTTTTTAAATCAATTTTTTAAACAATTTAATAAATAATTGATTTCCAAAATGTTTTTGAAAAAAAATATCTGCATTTAATATAATGTGGAGTGGTGCAGAAATAGGGGCATTAATTATAACTTGTGGAAGTGTTTTTACCGGCTTAATAGCACAAATACAATTAAGCAGATGTTCTAATATAAAATGTTGTTTTGGGTTGTGGACTTGTGATCGCGAAGTCCCTGATGTAGAACCTAGTATTGAACTTACGCCTACAACAGAAAATACAGAACAAGAGCTATAGTTTTTAACTTCCATCTCCAAGAGATCCAACTAATAATATATATAGGGCTCATATATATTATTATGTTATTTTCTTTTATCCCATAAGTCCCGGTCTGCTTTACGTGCACCACCTCCGCCTAAAAATGAATATATCCTAGCCATAGCCCATTGCTCTTTACCCATTTTAGCTGAACGGGGTGCAGATGGAGCTTTTTTTCCACTTTTTAGTCTTACTGACTGTGGATTAGTTTTCCACGCTCCAATACCGCGATTATATACCTTTTGCAGTATACTTTTTTTAATTCCTGTTTTTTTGGCTAAATCGGTAATGCTATGGCTCGTCGTCGCTGGAAAACCGTGTTTCTTGTTGTATTTTTGTTTCCACGTCATTGCCTTTGCTGTCATATACAATATGTTGATATTTAAATGAATTTCCTCTCGGCACTTTTTTAAATACTGGAAGAGCTGGCTGTAATTTTTTACAGACTATATCACAGTTTTGCATAATCTCGGGGTGATTGATAATTCTGCTTAATTTACTCCTATTAACATCTAAAATTTGCATAAGTTCCGTTTGTGTTGTAAATAGTTTAATATCTCCATTTGGAAGAAGTAGCGAATATTTATAATGAGTGATGTTTAAAGCTCCGGCTGTCCTACCTTTGGGCATCTTTTATATATTATTATGCACATTTTTTAAATCAATTTTTAGAATAATAAATTAACAAATTAACCAGAAACAACCACATTGCCTCCTTTAATAGCCATCTGGCGCTCAACAATAGCAAAATAAGTGATAGTCCTACCAGCCTGATCAGTATTCTGATGAGTGACGTTTGATATAATTCTAATAGGCGTCTGTCCTACCATAACACCCTGTCCTATACCGCCATCAATAGTGAAATCAGCGCCCATGTAGTGAAGATTGCCCTCCATAGTCCGAAGTGATAATGCACCTGCACCTAGAGCATCGGTCAGAAGTCCGCTCGCGTTAAAATAGTTATTGTTTACGGCTGCTCTCACGTTGCTTGCTTTAGATACTAGTGCATTAAAAGAATACTGTCCTGAACCAACATTAATGTCAGTTCCGAAAACTTGAGATAATTGATGGGCTTTCATCGTTTCGCTGTCTAAATCAATTGGATAGACTTGTTTGTCATTCACCCTAATATTGTATCGGGTGGGGACGGTGTAGGCTTTAGAACCATAAACGCCTAATGGTTGTGATACTGCATCATCAGTGCTGTCGTGATAAAATCCTAATACTGATTGCACTTTCATTCCAGCAAGTCCTAAATCGTGGATTTCCTGGACTTCACTTACAGCTCCGGCTGCAGTGGCTTGGGGGGCGTATGATGTGTTTGTAGTGACAACATCTAGATATGGAATGACTAATCCGCTGTCGCTCATAACCATTTCGGCTAATCTATTCATTCTCTCATCGGTATAAGTTAAATAGTCAGCTAAAAATACTGCATCATTTATATTCACTTTTGCACTCTGTAAGTTGTTTGCAACAGTGGGATTAAATGCTACAACAGTGCCGTTTTGTGTGTTGTCAATCTGTTTGTTAAATGTGATTTCAATAGAACAAGGCTCATTAATTAAATATAGGGGAAGAGATACATTCCTCATAGCGGGAAATAGCTGACTTAATTTAATGTAGTATTGATTATTGTCTGCACCAGAAGTAGTGAGAGCAAATTGGGGTAAGGGGTTTAGAACAGTTGCAGCACCGGGAACTACATCGCGAAGTGAGTATTCACCTCCAGAACCAGCACCAGTTTCATCACGTTCGGGGCAGATAGTATCCATTGTTCCAACTCTAACCATATCTTTTTGGGATTTTTCCTCCTGTGTTTGGAATTGACGCCTTATTGTTGCATATTCGGGATAAGAGTCAGTGACAGCAACAACTTTACTACCAATTCTCAAAACAGCTTGTTTGATAAGAGCGTGTATACCAGTTGCGATGGGCAAAACTCCATCAGTAGAACCAGCATCAACAGATAGAGCAATACAAGAGCCGGGATCTAAAATTCCTTTTCTCATTAAAACAAATCTCATGAATGTGTCTGTTCTCACGATTGGATTTAAAATATTTGTGTCAATCTCCATTGTATCAACGGACGCCATCGGTTTTACTGCTAATGCTTCGGGAATGCTCATTTAAATTATATTGAGATAATATTTTTTCACTTAATTCTGAACCATAATGCCTTGTGGAGAATACATGAGAGAATTCTGGGCTAAAACATAAGTATAAATTGAATTGGGTGAATTTCCATCTAGGTCGCTGACTATGCGGACACTATAAGGGACATTCCTATAATCAACACCAACATTAGAGAGTGGGTCAAGGCGAACACCAAGTCCGAAAACTGGCTCGGGGTCGGGGAGAGTATCAGTATCGGCGGGAGAACTATTAGGCTCATAAGAAGTTGGCGGGGCTTGAGTGACTTGAGTGCTAATACTATTATTAGTGAAGGGGGACACTAAAGTGTGAGTGATAGACTGATAAGGCTTAATACTATCCATAAATTTAGTATCTAATTCTGTCTGTGGGCGGTTTTCAACACCTTGCTCTTTGACAAATAAGTCATAGTCAAGGGGGAATTTTTGTCCGCCTCTTAAGAATGTAGCCCGCCTTATATTAGCTGTTGCTCCACCACTATTTTGAAGTCGTCCTGTGCTAAAGCCATCATGATTGTAATTATTAATATTTGAAGTTGGAATAAAGTTATGATGAATTGCTAAAGTCCTAGAAGTGCCTAAATTAAGGGACTGTGTCTGATCGCTAGAATTTAAGACACCATAAATCTGTGAAACAGAATTGTAGTTAATCTGTCCAGTGGCGGGAACAGAAAGTCGCGCCATACCCTCCTCATCGGGGACAAGAAGATCATAAGATAGAGATAAATTTTTAAGCTGATAAAATGCGCCATTTCCAATACCAGCAGCTAATACAGCATTGCGCCTCACATTATTCTGTGCATCAGTGTCATAGAAGCTATAGCCGGATAGTGCATTAGAATCGGGCGAAAGCTGGAGTTCAATAGTAAGCCCGCGAAGTCCGTTCTGACCTAATGGAAGTCGCTGTCCAGAAGAAAGAAGTCCAGTCCTTAAAGGGATAGAAAATTCTACCTCATTATTCTGCTGACGTGCACCATTAAAAGATTTAGAAGCAGATACGGGATTTCCAATCTGAAGATTAGTGTCATAATCATCTTGAGAGTGTATAACAGGCATAGTGGAAGCAAGAAAACGTCCATAATTCCTAATAACCTCTAAAGTTCTGTTGTTCTCGGGGCTAGATAAAGTGATCTGATTAAGAGTGGCGGCTAAACCAATGCGCTCATTGAGAGCAATACCGGCTGTAGCAGAAGCCACAGTAGTGTTATTTGTAGGCAAAACACCGGCGCTGTTATTGACACGTAAAACACCATTCAAGCGAAGAGAATTTGTATCTAGTAGCTTATTCTGTGTTGCAATGTTGAAAGTGCATATTGGGAAACCGTCCTTGAATGAATAGGTATTGTTGCTCGGCTGATTCACGGGAAAGATTTGGGCTCGCTCCTTATTCGCTATGTTCATTTAAATTATATTGAGATAATATTTTTCATTAAAATGCAGATACTTTGCCCCGAACCACTGTCATACGCCGAAGATGACAAATATAATGATTATATATTTTTTGTTCAGTAGCATTCTGATAAAGAACTCGTAAAGAAAGTGAGCGGTCATTAAGGTCAGTGACTTGATTATAACGACTAAAGCCCCTTGCAATTAAGAACCGATCCTCAACATTCTGTAAATCTCTCACTGCATATCCACAATTGACTAATGCCTTTTCAGTTTCTAATAGATGAAGAGCCTCTGTTCGGCTGGGAGTAAGATTGTATCTCTGCAATTCAATGGGTCTGTCTGGGATAAGATTACCACCTAGAACATATTGATAATTCTGCGCGCCATCAACCACACCGGACAGAGAGTCTGCTGTGATTTCAGTGTATACATTCTGCGGGAGTGGGACAGAAAGACATGAATATGCTCGCTCTGCATTAGTCGGGATAAGCTGTGTGCTTAATCCATTCACACTAGTTAAATTAAATTTATAGAGAGAATAAGTCTTAAAGTCCATAGCAAGCCCCTTATC